GGTACGGAACTGATATTAGCTCTTTCTTTGCCTCTAGCATTTTTAGTATTGTTTTAGCTTGAACATGAATATCCGAATCAATAAATAACATGTGGGTGCAATCAGACTCTAAGAAACCAGACACACACAAATTTCTACCTTGTGTAACTAATGATGATTTTAAAATACAAAATTCTACATGTATTTTTTTCATGTGACATAGTCTAGAAATATCTAATAAAGATTGTACATAATGTAATGAAACCTCTGAGTGACATGGAGTTGCAACATACAATCGAAATGGTGAAATATTATTTGATTTTTTTTCAACCCATATAGGTTTAATTAATTCGTCTTCATCAAGATTTTGCACTTATAGCTCCTTCTAAAAAAATTTCCCACTCACCCCCCTTTTTTTTCCAATCATAAAATCTTTTAGCATGTAATTGTTGTGCATCTAAGTGCTCCTCTAAATAATCTTCACCTAGTTGCTTACTAGCCATATCTATAGCTTGTCCAAATGTTTGTGCTAATTTTACATAATCTTGTGTGTAGGTTACATACACTGGCCATTCAGAACAAGTTTCATATAACGC